AAAGCGAAATTATCCCACTGATATTTACTTTTTGGTGACGGGCACGTTTCCAACATATACGACACATGGGTGGGCGACCAAAGAGGAATTGATGCAAGATTTTAGGTTGCATGACTTTGGTTATGGCCCGCATAAGATTTGTTATGGCATGGATCAAGACGAACTACACAAAGAAGAAACTTTGTTGACAATAGCGCGAAATACCAATAATCTTCGCGCAGAAGTAACTCCAAACTTATTGGATACCTCGGTCCTCCCGAGCCCGATGACGGAGTCGGCAATATCGCACGTTAGCGATTAGATTTCGGCCCGAAAACGGACACCCGAATCGACAGGCGACGTCTTAGGACGTCTTTGTTGAAACAACAGCGGAGGACTAACCATGTCCAAAAACTTATCGTCTGCCGCGATGCAGCAGTTTGACGACGATGTGAAACACGCCTTTCAAACGGCGGGATCACTTCGTAATACCGTCACTGTTCGTAACGGCGTTGTGGGTGATATTTACAAATTCCGCAAAATGGGAAAAGGTCTTGCTAATCAGAAGGCATCCCAAGCGGACGTCACCCCAATGGATGTGACACACTCGCTAATCAACTGTACGTTGGGAAACTGGAACGCACCGGAATACACAGATATTTTCGATGCCGCCGAGGTCAATTTCGACGAACAGACTGAATTAGCACAAACGATTGCCGGTGCATTGGGTCGTAGACTGGACCAGCTCATCATCGATGCGCTGGGCGCAGAGGCAAGTCCCGCGGGCACGATTGTCCACGGTTCTGCCGGTATGACCCTGGCAAAGGTAATCACGGCCTCGAAACACCTAAACGACAAGGGCGTACCGAGTGGCGGTCGGCATTTTGCTATATCTGCCGATGGCCTCGAGGACCTCTTGAATGTCAGCACCATCACCAGCGCAGACTACAACACAGTACGTTTGTTAATGGCTGGCGAGCTGAATTCGTGGATGGGTTTCGAGTGGCATATGATCGAATCAAGATCGGAAGGTGGACTCCCCTATGCGGCAAGCACTTGGGAAGGTTTCGCCTGGCACGAAAGTGCTATCGGTATGGCTATCGGCATCGACATCAAATCAGAAGTTAATTACATCGCACAAAAGACCTCATGGTTGGCGAACGGTGTAATGAAAGCTGGTTCTGTGTCGCGTGACGGTGACGGTATCGTGTCCGTTTCTTACCAGTAATCGGGGGTAACATCATGGCTTATGCAGCAAGTGGCTTATATCAAGTCGGTCCTGGTGGAAATGCGCCGAGGTTATGGATGTATTCAACCACCGATGCGATTGCGACGGTAAATACCTCTGGATACTTCAATAGTGCAACTGATCTTTTGCAAGTGCGAGATGTAATCATTGTGTGCGACACAAGTACGCCCACAACGCATTTCGTCAATGTGCTTTCAAATGCGTCGAGCGTTGTTGATGTTTCGGACGGTACTGTCATCGTAGAAACCGATTCGGACTAACCCGAACAAAAGGCTCATGCCTGGAGTTCGTTTCACCTGTGGCGGGGGTGGGGGCATTTATGCCCCTACCCCTGTTATGGTTTAGGGTAAGAGAATGGCAACCGATATTGCTATGTGTTCCAACGCCTTGCTCTTAATCGGGCACGGGACGATTGCTAGTTTTACCGAAGGGGGCGCAGGAGCGGAGGTTGCAAGTAACCTCTACACCACAACGTATGAAAATGCGTTGACGTTACATCGTTGGCGTTTTGCCAGCGCAAAAGCAGATTTAGGTCGGTTGACGGCTACGCCACTCAACGAATGGACCTATGCGTACCAGTTACCGTCTGGATACCTGACTACCATCAAGTTGTATCCAAATACCGAATATGAACTCTACGAGGACAAGTTATATGCGAACGCGAGTACGCTCGCGATGGATTATCTATTCAAGCCCGATGAATCAAAATTACCACCGTATTTTGTCAAGTTGATGGAGTACGCGCTGGCCTCCGAATTCGCAGTACCCGTCACCAGCAATCGAAGTTTAGGCGAGTTGTATAGTGCGTTTTTTGAGCAGCAATTAAGACGAGCAAAATTTATTGATTCCCAGGCGAGGCCCCCGAGCGAGATTGTTGACAGTCCGTTCACGGAGGTTCGCCGTTAATGCCGCGTACTCTTAATTTCCAGACGAATTTCGTAGCTGGCGTTCTCGATCCACGGTTGGCTGCGCGAACCGATATGCAGCAGTATTACCAGGGTGTCGAGGAAGGTACGAACGTGCTGAACCTTCCCCAGGGCGGAATGAAACGCCGGCCAGGGATGGCGTACCAGGCAACTCTCGCTGGCAGTTCACGCATCGTCATGTTTGCGTTCAATGTCGAGCAGACATATCTCATGGCGTTCTCGCACAACAACATCGCGGTTTACAGGGATGGGGTTCACCAGGCGAACGTCACCTCGACCTACACCACCGCACAGCTCTTTGAGCTCAACTGGACGCAGTCGGCCGACACAATGATTATTGTGCATCCCGATCATCAACCAGCGAAACTGGTTCGAGGCGGATCGCACACTTCCTGGACTCTGTCAAACATTACCCTGACCAACATCCCGACATTTGATTATGGTTCGGGCGCAGAGGCGGTATTAAGCGCATCGCGTGGATGGCCCAGGACTGCAACATTCTTTGCCCAGCGGTTATGGTTTGGTGGCTCGAAGTCCAGGCCGCAAACGGTATGGGCATCGGTGATCGCTGATTATTACAATTTGAATGTCGGGACAGGGGCAGCAGATGACGCCCTGGATTTCACTCTCGATACGGACCAGGTCAACGCAATCGAAGCGGTATACGCGGGTCGGCATTTGAGTATCTTTACATCGGGCGGTGAATTTTATATGCCTGATTCGCCAATCACACCAACGAATTCGGCGGTACAAAGGCAAACACAGTTTGGCTCGAGTGGGATTCGTCCGGTCGGTATTGACGGCGGTATCTTGTTCATTGACAGGCCGAAAGCCGCAGTGCGTGAATTCCTGTTCACCTATGAGGAAGATGCCTATACATCGAACTCGAAAACATTGATGGCATCGCACCTGATCTCTACGCCTGTGGACATGGACGCCAGGCGTGGCACTCCGAACGAGGATGCGAACTATGTTTACATCGTCAATGGTGATGGCACGATGGCGGTGTTTAATACGCTGCGTGACCAGGGCATTGCGGGTTGGACTAAGTGGACTACGACTGGCACGATTGAATCGGTCGCAGTGATTGTGGATGACGTTTATTTTTCGGTGAAACGAACGGTTGGCGGTGGGGATGTTTATTACCTGGAAAAAGCAGACAACAACACTTACACCGACGCGAACAAATTGCAGACCTTATCGCCGGCCAGTGCATCGGTTACTGGACTCGCTCATTTGAATGGCATCGTGTGCCGGGTTCGAGCAGATGGCGCGATCATGGCTAATGCGACGCCCTCGAGTGGATCAACTACTTTGGGTCGGACCGCAACCATTGTCGAGGTCGGAATGGATTACGACACCACGATCAAGACCATGCCGCTCAATATCCAGTTCCCGGATGGGCCGATACTGACACGCCACAAACGCCTGGTGCGTGTGGTTGCTGATGTTTACCAATCACTAGGGTTGTATGTGAACAGTACGTTAATACCGGATCGAACATTCGGCACGGGTATCCTGGGCAATGTGCCGATAGCGTTTAGCGGGATCAAGGAAATGAATTTATTGGGTTGGGATCGGTTGGCCCAGGTCACGATCACACAACAGGACCCGCAGCCATTGACCTTGCTCGGGCTCGCAATAGAGGTGGAGGCGTAATGGACCCAGTATCGTTAATGATTTTGGGGAGAGTTGGTGGAGCGGCCATGTCCATTCAAGGTGCAAACATTCAAGCGGAAGGCATGGAAGAACACGCGACTCTGATAGAGAAATACGGGCTCGAGGATGTCAGGAACACGCGCAAATTCGGCAATGAAAAACTGAAACATATGCAAGCCTCGGCGGAGGCCAAAAAGAAACACCAGTACAAGGTGGGTGAACTTTATGAAAGCCAGACCAAGTTATTCGAGGCTGGTGTCAAGCGTGATCTACGCGATGAAAAGAAATCGGCGGCAGATCGTTCCAGGATGCGGCACAAACAATACCTGGAAACCTCTGGAACCCATGCGGCAATGCGGTTTCC